TTCTTGTACAGTTAATGATGTACCAGCAGTACCTGGATTAAATCTACCTTGTGCTGAACTCCATATTAATGCTTGACCGTCTGCAACACTTGTTATATTAACATTTGATAAATCACCTACTGAAGCATTTTCATTTATAAGTTTTGTCCAACCACCTGCGTCTGCAACATAAGCTTGATTGCCTGTTGTGTCATATGCAAACATACCTTCGTAAGTTGTTTCACTTGGAAACGCACCTGTACCGGCAAAGTTAAATCTAATTTTTGAACCTGAAGATGTATTATCAAATACACCTGTAACATTAGCAGATGGAATATTTGTAATTGTGTTATCTGCACCACTAATAGTTTTATTTGTAAGTGTTTGTGTATCACTTGAACCTACAACTGCACCTGTTGGTATTGCTTTTGCTGAAGCAGAACCATCTAAATTTCCTGAACCATTTGACAATACAAAACTTGAAGCTGCAATACCTGAAATAGTATTATTATCAGCACTTAATGTTTTATTTGTAAGTGTTTGAGAAGCCGCTGTGTCAACTAAAGTTGCGTCTGAAATTGCTGTGTTAATTTCAGCAAATGTAGCTGAAAGTGTATTATTGTTACTTAAATTAATTGTTTTGTTTGTTAAAGTAGCCGCACCTGTAGCAGTCAATAGAGATGAAGCGTCAGCAGAAATGGTTAATGTGTTACCTGATAACACACTAGTGATAGCACTACCACCTAAAATTTTTAATGTTTCACCATTGGCAGAAATTGTTGCTACCGTAGATGAATCATCAGCAATTTTAATAGTACCATCAAGTGTTGTACCATTACCTAATGCTGTATAAATTTCGTTAAAATTGAGGTTTATCTTATTAGCACCGTCTCGGAGATTATCACCTGTTCCGTCGTTTGCGTTAGTACCTCTACTTATTACTTGTTTTGTCATTTGCCTCTATCTCTTTGTACTATTTATAAACATTTTATGATGTTGTTTTATCAAATTTAGTTGTGTTACTATCAAATCTAGTTAATGTGTTACTGAATAAATCAGCGTTTGTTCCTATTTCACAAGGAAACGCATAATTCATCTTAATTTTCTTACCTATTTCGTTAGAAGTAAATAAAAATATAGGTGTTTGTTGTCCATCAAGAGCTGTTTTAGTACCTTGTATTTTGATATTACTTAAATTTTGAAATGAGTTTGCATTAGAACCGACTGCTGTTTGACCAAAAGCACTATTAACATATCTATTTAATGAACTAAATCTAGGTCCACCGTATGCATAACCACTTCTAATATCATGTACAACTCCTGCACCGTCAGTAAAAATATTCCTTGGTCTACTTAAATAATCTATTGATATTTTTTCTCTAGTTGCTGTCAAATCTCTAGTATTAGCGGCAAATGGGTCTTCGTAAGCCGTACTTACATCAACATTACCACCCACATTTGCTTTAGGTCTCAAAGATGTTCCGTCTGAAATTGTTCCTAATCTTCTACCAAAAACAGTTGTGAAAATTGTATTAACAAGAGATAATAATGGACTATCAAGAACTCCTGAAGTAACACCTTTAACAGGACCTTTTGCTGTTACTATTATTCTTGATTCAATATCTACTTGACCTGTAAAATAAAAACCTGCTGTGTGCATAGTCTTTTTAAATGCGTCACGCCATCTGGCGATAGATTGACCTACTTTAATTACATAAGAATAATCTTGATAGTATAAACTATCTTGTACTCTCATTGTTGTTTCTGATAATTTACCTTTTTCACTAATAAACACACCATCTGTATCTGATACAGACACAACATTTACTGTAGCTGTTGAAATATCTAATTTTGCAAGTTTAGATGTTCCACCTGAATTAGATGTAATAGTTTCATTTAATTGAAAAGTACCTGTTACATTTTTAATTCTTAATAGACCTTTATCATTATCAAACTCTGCAATTACACCTGTAGCATTACTTGTGCCACCTGTAACTGTACCATTTTGAATATAAGAACCAACAATACCTGTTATAATCATGTTATTAAAGAAACCTAAAACAGGAGGCGTTGGTGCTGTTTCGTAACTTCTACCTAATTCAGCAGTTTTTAATTTTACAATTTTTCCTATTTCATCACCATATGCTTTTACAATTGCACTAGAACCTGTAGATGATGTAACTGATACTGAAGGTAATGATGTATATTGTCCACCACCATTTGTTAAAAATATTTCTTCTATAGTTTGTAAGTCTGTAAATTTTTCTTGAACAATAACATTACCTGAATATGCGTCACCTTGAGTTGTACCGCCTTCTAAAACTATTCTGTCTTCCGTTCCGTTAGCAGGATCCCTACTGCCTGCTTGGTCTGCAATACCACCATTTACAAGTTTTACAAATCCAGCTGCATTTCCACCATTTGTTCCTGTATTATTAAATGTTAGTTTATCACCTATCTCATAACCTGTACCTTTATTATCTAAAATAATTTCTGTAATACTTCCAGGTCCAATATCTTCAATTTGAAATAATGCACCCTCACCACCAGCTATTACATTAATTGTATCTGTAGTTTTATTTAATGAACCGTCATTTGTAATATTTTTTGTACCAGGTATACCTGTAATACTTGCCTTAATAAAGTAGTCATCTGTATCGGCTGTTGTTCCTTGTATTTCTTCATTAATTAAAAATGTTCCTTGAATACTATCAGCATTTAAAATTAATTGTGTAACTGTAGAAGCACCAATTTGTAGTGTAGAAGTATTTTCTACAATAGCAGTTGCGTTTGAAGTTTGACCTGTTATTGTTCTACCAATTAATAGTGTTGCGTCACCTACTGTTGCAATAACCCTTAATACTTTTAATGAGTCAAACTGACCATCTGAAGCCTTAAGCATTTGTTCTCTAGGATAAAATGTTTCTGATTGTTCACCAAATAAAACTCTAAAAAACATTTCATGGCCACGAACTGAACCTTTTGACCTATAAAGTGATTTAATATTTTTAATTAATTTTCTTTTATCAATACCTAACGCTAAGTTTTCTGGCAATGTTGCCAAAAACTCATTTCTCATTTCTGTTAAGAAGTGATTAATAACTTTATCAGGATCCCTAAAATTAATTAAGTCTGAAATATTATTTACTGGATTAGGTCTGTAATTTGAAATTGTAGCTTGAGCACCTGAATTTTGACCAACAACTATTTCTGTATCAATAAATTTATCTTGTGCTGAAATTATTAATCTATTATTAGCAATATCTTCTACTAATACTACAGCAGTTGCTTTTGATGTTTGACCTGTAATAGTTTCACCTCTAGTGAATTTACCGTAAGTAGATTCTTCTAAAAGTATCTTATCATTTTCATCTAATAATGTTCTTGCTGTATCTTTACGACTAGAGTTTAAAACTAGATTGTTTGTTTGACCTGTTTCTGTTTCAAGTAAAACACCATCTGTGCCCTCAATAGCTGTAACGGATAATTCTGCTGATTCTAAAAGTTGATAATAGACTTTTAGAAATTCTGCGAATTTAGGATGGTCTGCAACGACAAACTCTGGTAATTGGTTGTTAAGTATCGTTGATATTTTTTCATTAAATTTTGCCATTGCTCATTAGTAGCTTGATGTTGTTGTGTAGCCCACACCAGCGTCAGCTGAACCTCCCACAAAAGTGTCTGCTGTTACGGTAATATTAGAATTTGCAATATCTATTTCTACAATTTGGTCTCTTACAGGTACAATATCATTTGATAAAGGAGTTATTGTTATCTCAATTAATGTAGATGTAACACCTCTAATATTAGATATTGAGGCAACATTTAAAGAGTTAAGTATAATTTCTCCGGTTGAATAATTAATTGTTCCTTGACTATCATTTACATATGTTCTAATACCAGATGATAAGAAATATCTTCTTACATTACCATTACCGTCATCATCAAAAAACATTTCATTATCACTACCTGTTACTTTAAAACCTGTAGAACTTAAAATACCACCGGCAGCCATATTATGTCCTGCATGAGGATTGAATAAAGCATTTCTAAAGTAAATAGCATATTTGTTAGAGGCTGCTATTGTAGGTGTAAAACTTTTTCTTATTTTAACAGTTGTAATATTTGATAGAATACTATTATCAGTACCATCAATTAAACCTGTTACTTTTGAGTGACGATATATTGAATCAAATTTTTGTAAAGTATTTGTATTATAATTTGTCAATGAAGATATAATTTCTGATTTTAATGTATCACTTGATTTTGTTGTTCCTGATGTATTGTATTTAACTGTTGAAGTTAATAGTACCGAAGTTATTTCTGGATCCACAATTTGAGGTACAACTGAAGCAACATTGTATGGTTTTAATTTATTTACTATATCTGCTTTTGTAGTTTCTGTCAATGTAGAACCTGAAGCAGCTTTAACACCTATTTTCACAATACCATATCTTGGTGTTTCATCATCTTCACCACCCCAAGCACTTACTGATAATGCATTTGGATAAATTGATTTAACTAAACTTTCATAATCTGTAGTTGTTACTGCTCTGTCTTGAGCTGCGTATTGTAAAGGTGCATTTAATTTTATTGAATCATTTGTTTCACCTGCAACACCACCTTGTGAAGCTGATACAGTTGAAATTGTAACATCTGAAAAACCACCAATTGTTCCTTGTAATTGAAAAGAACTTGCACCGTTTGATATTCCTTTATTTGTTACAATGTAATCTAAAATAATTATATTTCCGTCTTCTAGTGATTTACCATTTGTACCGTCACCAAAATAAATTTCATATCTGCCGTCTCGGCCTTCTTGTAAGAAATAAACTTTAGTATTTGTTGTTACATTATTATAACCACCTGCTAATGCGTATGTTTCAATAGATGTATCATCACTACTATTTTGAACTCTTACTTGTAAAGTAGATGTATCAACTTTATTACTTGGTAAGATAAACTTTTGGTCTGAATCTGTACTATCAAAAGTATATTTAAATTGAACTAAAGTACCTTCTAAAATTGGTACACTAGAAAATTTATAAACACCTGCAACTGGTGTAGTTGTAAAATCTGAATTTGTTATGTATTGATATGAAGTCCCGTCAACACTTGTTGTGAAGACTGTTCCTTTTGCCATTGTAATACTTGTGCCTGAAGCATTATTAATTATAATATCAATATTTGCTTGTGGTGCTTTTGGTGATGATGGTGTATAACCAATCATCTTTGCTAATGATACAATATTATTTCTTATATCTGCACTATCAAGATAAATTTCATTAGTTGCCATGTTGGCAAGATAAGCCATGTAGTGAGTATTGTAAGATAAAACATCTAGTAGAATATTTAAAGAACTACCTTCAAAATCGTAATCTTGAAATTCGGTTTGTCCTTGTAAAAAACCTTTTAGATTACTTTTGATTGCTTCAAAATCATAATCTGATACTACTAACTTATTTGACATCTATTATCTTACTCTCTGTAAAAATGTTTGCACTTGTTGTGGACCTGGTACACCTACTACATAAAAATATATATCAACAACTAATCTATTGCCGTCTTGGTCATCATCAACTTGAACATTTTGCAAATCTACTCTAGGTTCATAGTTAATTAAAACTTCTTCTATTTTTCTTTCTAAAAAAACTTTAGTCATTGGTGTAAAGTTTTCAAAAAGTAATTCTCTAATACCACAACCTAATTCTGGTTGAAATGGTCTCTCATAAAAATTAGTCTGTATTAAATTCTTTACAGCTCTTTTTATTGCAACTACATTATCAACAGTATTGACATCATTAGTTACTGGATTTCTTTCAAAGTCTAAATCAATATCCTTGAAAGGTCTGGAGTTTCTAGTGGTCTTATTTACTATTTGAGAGTCGTATATTGCCATAACGGTAATATTTATAACACTTTACTAACCGTTTGCAAAAACATTACCACTTCCACTAGTCATAGCGCCTGCGTCTGCACTATCTCCTATTCTTGCAACTGCAATACCAACAGCAAACACATTAGGCGAACCTACATTAACATTTGCTACATGGTCAGGACATGGTGGTAAAGGTGGATTTGGATGAGGTACAGTAGGGTCACCAATTCTTGCAACTAAAATACTATTTGCAAAAACTGTTCCTTGTCCTGGTGTATCTAAAGTAGTTGTACCAACACAAGCATGACCTGTTGATAAACTATCTCCTTTTCTACTAACGGCTGGCATTCTTAGCTTTTAACGCCTCTCTTCTTTGTTCTTGTAAAATTGATTGTCTTAACTTTCTACCAATTGGTATGATTATAGAATGACACATCTCTTTGCCCTTTTTACTGATATATTCAACACTTATCATTTTATCTTTAAAATCACCTTGTACGGACCTTGTTGCTTTCTTTAAACTTATATCTTCTTTTTCTTTTTCAACACCATCTGCATTCCAAAACTTAAATAATCTCATTTTTGCCATAAATTCCTTAATTAATAGGCGTATCACATCTACATTGTTTACAACACTCAATTTCTATCTTTTTTCCATCGCCGTCCGTATGTTCTTTCATACAAGGACTGCCACAATGACATTGATGACCACAATTTTTGCAATATTCCATTTTTATTTCCTTTTTCTACTATTTATCAAA